GATCACCGTATAGTACAATAAACTTTTCAATATTTTTTGAATCCCCAGAAACGATAGCTCCAATAGCCCACTCCAGTTTAGCACGTTCTTCAGGATCATATAGAGTACTCATTAATTCATCATAAGCATCTATGGGTCCTTCCTCGAGTGGGTATGGTAAAGTTCGACTAACATAATCGGTCTTTTTAAATTGCGTATTGCTAAAAGTTAAACTCTCATCAAGTTGATGCGAATTATCGATCATTTGTTTTAAATAATACTTGTAATTATTCCACATATTACTTGAGAAATTACTGAGCCTTTTTAAACTAGCAGTACCATTATATTGTTCTCGCCTTTGTTTATAATATTTTTCGAGCTCATCGTCGACTAATCTCTGTACATCATATTCATCGGTAGACCATAATTGTCTCTCAGAATCCCATATTGCATAAAATCTGTTACCACGTACCATAAAATCCTTCGATCTTTTAACAATAAAATCTGGTGATATTTCTAGAGTATCTTTTTTTGGAGTTCTTTCTATGATTCGATAGAAATCCATGAAATACCTCCTCTCAAATTGATTTGTGACAAAAACAAAAAATTTTGGGTAAAATCGTTTTTGAAAAACACGTAAATATTTTAAGCATTAATATATAGAAATAAGTGTAAAAGTGTAACAAATAGCGTTTTTTCTCGAGAAAAGCCCGGAAAATCAACGTTTCTAGCTGTTACACTTTCATTTCAAAAACGTAACAATGTTACACTTATTTGTCACACTCAATTTTCGTGTTGTTTTTTAGCAACAAAACCGTGTTTTTATATGCACGGAGAAGAATTTCTGTATCAATGTCAACTTCTCCAATATCGCCGTTTCTACCCATTGCGGCCATCGTAATATCAGCAACTCGCTCTAAAATATCGATCAAATTAACGTCATCCGGTACTCGATCCGTCAAATGATGACGCTCTTCAGTAATGTGTCGTTGAAACCAAGGCTCTTTTTTAAACTCATCCCCCTGTAAACCCTTCGAAAACGAGTCATAAAAGGCGTCAATTCCCTCAGGATCTACCTTAGTATTGTCGTGGCGACGAGCGGTATCCACGATCATCTGTCCGAAAAATGCCATTGCATGACAGACATCACCAATGTGTTGTATGGAAGCCTCCCAAAGTTGCCGCTTTGTGACTGGTCCATCGGCAGTTCTACTATCCGCCATCGGGCTAGGTTTGATTGTAATTATTCTATTTTCCATCCTTATTTCCTCCATTCAGCCACGTTTGCTCCTGTTTTACTACTTTCTCAGCTTTTATTATAGCATCCGTATACTTGTAACCACGACGCATAAAATATTTAGCCACTTTCATTTTATAACTATCCATGGACTCGAGAGTTCTTGATATCTCCTCAAGATAATTTTTTTCTGGAGGTCCGCCTCCGCTAGTATTACGACAACAATTCATCTAAACAACCTCCCAAAATATTCCCCAATCCACCAGCCCATACAATATCCGAAACCTTCGACAGCCATCTTAATGAAATATAAAAAGTAAAGTATCATTAAAAATGGAAAAGCCACGATACCAAAAACAGCCAGAAGGAATTTCAATATTTTATTTTCTTTTTTAGACTCTTCGTTTGCATACCAATACGGTTTATCGTCCGTAGACGCGCATAAAGATGAATTAGGGCAGGCCATTGTTTGTTCTTTGGAGCACGTTCCACATTCTCTTCTCATATTAATCATCCTCCTAAAAATCAAATCTCTCAAGTAAGTAAGCCGACATCTGGTACCAAATCTCAACTTGTCTTTGATCTTTTGTCGGTCTTTCTAGTGGAAACAATCCGTTATCCCCATTTCTGGCGTACGTACGATCTATTATTCCGTGGACGAACGTATCCACGCATTCATCTCCGCAGTGTCGCCTATAAGTAATATCATCAAACTGATGTAATTTGACATTTTCCATCAGAAGCCAGAAGCATTCCCTAGCTTCTAGAGGCTGCGGCCCACCTTCTAATTCGCCCTCCATGCGAAATGATAAACCGATCAACATTTCAAGTATTGTGCAGTTCCCAGAAGGCAAATAAGAGGAGGCCTTGCGGCCCACCTCGTCTAAAAATATTTCGCGCAGTTTTAAACCGTCCTCTCCGCGGTTATCGTCGTTTGGAACAAGAGAATAAAACTCATGCCAGTTCAATCGCTCTAGTAATAACTCATGATCTTGTCCGTCAACGATATCAGAGAGGAATTCGAAGTATTTATTTCTCATCAGGTTCATCTCCTCTACCACAAAATTTCAACATGGCTCTTATTACAAAAAACTCGTCTTCTCTAAAAAAGTTTATAATTTCATCTTTACTCATCATCCGTAAACCCCTTTCGCCTTGCCGTCGCTCTCTGTCTATCATTCGGCGTCATTACCAAACCGAGCACGGTTTCTTGATACGAATTGAGATTGATAAGAATCTCATAATCCGAACTGGTCGAATCATTACGAACGTAGATAACATGCGGATTAGTCAACGCCGCATACCTAAGATCTAGATTATCATAACCTACCGTAGCATCTAGATCGTCAATGACAGTTTCCTGGTCATCGGTCAACACATCATCCTCTGCATAATATGTTACCGTGATTTTATCGTAGTGAAGATTCTCTTCCGAGAATTTCTCTTCGGATATTACGTATGGTTCTTCAGTATCAAAATTCTCATCATCAACGGGATTTACTTCGGGCTCGTATTGATCTTCATCCGTAGCCTCGTTGGCTCGTCTTTCCGATCCTATGAGATGATAAGCTGTCTTGGCTCGCTCGAATTGGTTTGGAGTGAAAGCTCTTGCTAGGCCGGTGGACATTGGCGTGTCGCTAGGCTTTCCGCTGCCGGGACCATATACTTGTGTCGAGTCGATTTCTTCATCCCGCATTAATTTGATCATTTTATTAGCATGATCATTTTCCCAGGACGTAGCATTCATTTTTTTAGCATACTGCTCCTTAACAGAATCGATCTCCTCCTGTGCAAGCGCGGCATATTTCTCCTCTAGCAGCTGGCGTGTAATCAGAAAACTTACACCCGCTCCGGTTGCAAAGACCACTAAATATTTCAAAAGCTGATTGTTCATGATATATATCCTCCCATTCTACTACTTCACACAATAAATCTGGAATATCCCTATGTGGGAAAATGTTCAAACCTGGATCGTTGCGGTATAAATATAAATCGTTAGGGGTTATCATTTCGAAAATATTAGGAATTATATAACCGCAATCCGAGTCTAAGAAAATGTTTTTATCAGGGTCGTGATATATCACCATGACATCTTTAAAATCGTCACCCATCATTGATAACCCCTCCTTCCTAATCATTTAATAAGCAAAATTTCCTTCTTCGTCGTACAACCTATAAAATTCTAACATATCTATTCCCCCTTTCTTAGAAGAATATATCCTTTTTTAAAGACGAAAATCTCGAGAGTATCGCATGGGTGAAGGTTTGTATGACGGCAAATTTCACGCGGAATTACTATGCGACCAAGAGAATCGAGCTTTCTTGTTAGATTTATCACATCCGTAGGTTGATTTTTTACTGGTTTATACGCCAAAAGAATATGACTCTTTCCCCAATCCCAGTCGCAAAATTCGAGATAATCCCCTTCGCAAATACCAATCTTTCTACAGATATCTTTTGGGATTACTAAACGATAGAGTTCGTCTAGACTTCTCGGATAACCTATCATATCGATAGCTTTTAGAGCTAATGTTTCAATCATGTTCATTAGGACCCCTCCTCATTTTGTTAAATACAACAATATAAATGCGGATAATCAAAAATATCTTTCTCAAATATCCCACATCCGACGGCGTTTAGGCCGTCTCGGTTTCAGATCATCTCGTAAACCACTCCGTCGACATTAAAATCTAGCAAGACAGTATTTTGGTAACCATTGATAAAATCTCGATTCCAATCGCCGACTACGAGCTCGCTTCCGTCTGCCGATTTGCGATCAGTGCCGTTATACATTCCGAAATCGATGAATCCGTCGCCCTCACCTAAAACCCAACCGACAACTTGGCCGGCAGGCACTCGTTCGAAGCCAAGAGAATCATATACCTCATTCAAGAAGACGTGGCCGCGGACTTGCAGCATATCGTTCCAATAATTTTGCTGACCTTTCAAAAATGTCAAATTGTATTCCGATGTTGGACACCATTGTCTTGATCCTTTACCAGATCCGTCGTTATGTGGCTTTTCGAACCATCTGGCATAAATGCTTAGATTATTTGGATCTTTTTTGTTTACCAACACTTCTTTTTTTACCTTTTTGGCTTTTCCTTGATCGTCGATTTTCATCGTATCGATCTTTTCTTGATATAATCCGTGCCGGAACATGTAATCTTTATCCTCACCATATTCCTCCACGATCCGCTTGCGATATGCGCTAAAGCCTTCTTCTATAGCCTTATATGCGGCCATGAGTGCAAGATTGCGCTTCTTCATTATACCATGAGCACCGATTACGCATGCAATTCCAGCTACACCAAGCGTTACTGACGGACCGTAGAGTAGGATAAAATCCATGGCGGTCTGAGCATACGTAACCGTCATGTCGCGCTTATGATCTGTATCGGTGTATTCCTGTAGTCCAGCCACGTCGTTGGGTCTTTCTATACAGAATTTAATAGCCTCGACCTTCTCGTTATGCTTCTCGATCACTTCATCAGCCTTCAGAGTTGCCCTACAGGCCATTATCGTGGATCCGACAATGCCGGTGATACCCACAACAATTAATATTTCCGGGCTATGCTTCTGCAGGACAAGGCCTGTACGTCCGGATATTTTCGATAATGTGTTACCAATTTTTTCAATCATCATTTTTCCTCCCTTATAAGATCTATACATTTTTGAGCAATAATTTGAGGACAGGGGTCGTGGCGGATACATAGTTTAAACATCTCGGATTCTGGCCCACTACAGATCTCAGAATATACGCAGATGCCACAACTACTTTCCTTTATTATCTTCAGGTTTCTCAGCAAAATTTCTACTGAATCTTTATTCATTCTATCAAATCCTTTCCAAAAAACAAAAGACAAGAGGTTATGCCTTCGTCTTGTTCGCCTCTCTAAAAGCTTCTTCAACGTTCCATAACCTCTCCTCATATTGGGAAACTAAATCAACCATCCGGTCGATGTGATCCTTTTTCAGTTCTATTGTCTTACAACGGACGATCGTATCACAGATAGTATTTACAATTACAGCTGCACATATTAGCACTCCCGTTTCTATAACTCTGACTGGTCGTAGATCTTTCATAACAAATCCCCCTTTTAATTTAGTTCCTATTATAGGGGATGTTATTCTTGCGAGTTCTCGTCATAAGCCTTTATTACTTCCCAATTCGCGGCCGGAGTCTCCCAATATATCTTATCGTCATCGCCGCGCACATCAAGATACTGTTTGACATCAATTTGTTTGAGCCCGAGCTTAAATGGTTTAGGATGCTTTATCATTTCGCCATTAAGAATAACAGCCGGATATTTAGCAATAACTACGCCCGTAGTATGATCGGCTGATGTTTTGTGTTTTACTCGGTCTCGGAATTCGGGCTCTCTTCCCACCATGCCTGTTCCTCCTCTTCCTCTGGCGTCTCGTATCGATCGTAGTCTTCCGGACAATCGTCACCGTCGACTGATTCGCCAGGTCCGGATAGAATTACGTCACCAGCTTTAGACAGCCAAACGTAGTTAACATTCGATCTGGCTGAGCCGTCCCAAACGTACTTAGGCGCTGCGTCCGGCGGCATTTCAGCAAGCTTAGCAATTAATTCGGCGATCGACTCAATCGGTTCGTCCGTACACGTCCCTTGATGCTTTAGATATCCTGTCATATCATCTTTCTCACTAGTATCTATCCCGATGTGGAAATCTGATGTAAATGTATATCCTAATTCCATAGCTAATCTCCTCTTTCTAATTATTTTCCATATATTTACTGAACTGTCCGCGCATGACTCATTGAGCCCTTCCTTAATACCAGATGCAAAAGAATCCCCATTCCACACCCAACCTTTATATAAAGTCTCAAAGGTTGGTGATTTAATAATTCCTAATAGAACCAATATTTGGTGAAGTAACGTATTAGCGTTGTATTCCCTCCACCTCCACCACATCTTTAGATGATCCAATAGATCTCCAAAAATCGATTTTAGATTCATATCTTCTACCTCCCCCGGCCAAAAGAACATCAATGTATGTTTCTCCTTTATCATCGCTATATACTTGTGATACTATGCCGACGATACTGAAATATTTATGGATAACTTTCATTCCTCGTTTTATTCCCATAACTCAGCCTCCTCTGCCGCAAGACCAACCAAACCACTAAGTGATCCTTCGTCTTTCCAGAAATCAACATTGGTTTCGTGTCTTACGCTACCATCATCAAGTCTAACATCGATAAATATCTCACCTCTTGTATTACAATAAGAATTCATTATATACCCAGAAACAGGTATATATTTATGACTAACTCTCCTAGCTTTTTCGATCAGCATAAAAAATCCCTCCTAATCCAATATTATAGTCCGTGGTAGATTTACTAAATATCCATCCCGGACCCTTGATACGCTCGCATTGCGTAAATCAACCCATCCATATTTGTAGTCCGTGAAATCGGGCGTGATCCCGACGAGGTCATATAAGTCGGCCACAGTTGCTTGTCCATAATCAAGGGTAAGATCAACGAGGTGGGAAAGCACCATTTCGGCTTCCCCACGATCGGGCAATACGATTTCGTCAAAGTCGTGCTTAGCCCTGCTCGTTCGTGAGATATCTCGTCTATTGCTTCCTGGTCCTTTATCCTCTTTAAAATATGATCCGTAGCTGACATGATGACTCCTCCCTGCTCGGTCTCTATACATATTACGACCACGCTTTTCGCCGAAAAGTAATACTTCGATTCCACCACCAATAGCTTCGCTGATCATGGATTTAAGCGCTGGAACCATAACATCGTGGATAATATATTCGCCAACTGTTTTTGTGTCGTCCCCAAGAAAAGATTCAGTGAATTGTTTGTAAAGGCTTTTCTTTTTGGTGATTACTTTTCCAGTTGTTACACGCTCAACCCGTCGCCCCTCTACTGGTTTGTGATCCACGGATCCGACAACATCCCTTTTGGACTTGTGGGAATTTGCGGGGAAGTTAGCGATAGAACTATTAACTCGTTCTCGTTCATCTCCAATTGACATGGGTATACCCCTTTCTTAAATTGTTCCTTTACTGCGGATTCAACAGCCTTTGCAATTTCCACTTCAGCTCGATCAATTATCCCCTTCAAATCAGGTAAAATATAATCCCCGACAAATTCTTCGAAAGGGAACCTAAGCTGGATTAATTCGTGAGGGGTTATTATCCTACAGGAAAAAATGTCACCGTCATCTTTATCCATCTTAAATTCAATGCTTTCGCCGCTTGATTTCCATCTCGCACTTACGTGATAGTCTGGATATTCTTCATGGAATTCCTTCACTGCGCTCATTTCATAGAATTCATTCACATAATCAATAAACATATTATTTCATTCCTTTCTAGGTAGAATATGACTGGGCCATCTCTGCCCACATAATCCAGCAATCGATACATTTTTGATCGATGAATTGATTTAGACTGTTTAGGCAATCTTTGATATGATCGCAAGTCTTCCACGGAGGACATCTTAAATGCCCCAGTTTTCGAGCCATCTCAGTTATTTGATCATCGATAGATAACCCCTCAACGTTTTCCAGAACAAGACGTTCTTCGTTCATCAACATTAAGGTTAAATTATATATTTGTTTCCTTTTGGTCTCTGTTGATTGGTCCATCACCCACACATCCTTTCGAAAACAAAAGACAAGAGGCTATGCCTCCGTCTTCTTAATGTCTTGTGTTAGATCTTAGATATCTTATCAATATCCAAATCAACCATAATCCTCCTGTGACTATACACATGAAGATATCAAATATTGCATTTAAACATCCATATTTTCTATGCATGATTCCTCCTCCATTCCATTACAAATAATTCTCTAAATTCCTTGACTGTTAAGTCACTAACTAATGTGTTTTCTGGATCTTCTTTCTTTTTGCGTTCTTTCATCGCGTTTATAGCTCTTTCTACTATACAACTTACTGCCATCCCCACGACTGCTTCGATCACAATTGTTGATATTTCATTCTTCTTCATATTAATTGCTCCTTTCAAGTTTTTAGTTCTATTATAAGCTGTGTTTTTTTAGCGAAGGAAGAAATAGTGGAATGTTTGAGTAAATAACGCGCCGGACACTTTGCCGATACCAAATATCAAAAAACACCAAAATGTGAATTCTAATTTACTCATGATGCTCCTCCTTATGAATACCATACTCCATATGTTCCACTACTAGGTCCACTATCGATTCTATGAATGGATGTGGGTTGATAATTGGCTAGAATTTCAGCATGGAGACGATCTATATGATCTACATGAGAATTTTTCATCGGCGATCCATGAATATCTTTCGGGGTTACGAGTCTTTCCTTAATATCGCGGGATTCTATTTTATATTTCATCTGTAATCTTCCTATAAAGATACCAACCCACAAAGCAGTTATCGTTGATATTGACCAAATTGCCCAAATAAAATTTTCCATATCGTCTCCCCTTTTATAAGACCCTAACTCTCGGAAATTTAATAACCCAAAAATTAGCCTTAGGATCTTTGCGATAATTTATACGCCTTAAATCGGCTTCGCTCCATCCATGACGATAATCGTCATCTATGGTTTTTTCTTCGATGAATTCATATAAATCACCCACACTTGCCGTACCATAGTTAGAGCATAAACCTTTAAGATAAGATAAAATACTTTGAACTTCTAATTCGGTCGCTACGCCGATCGATAATTCTTCATCAATATATGCATAATTATCGATCTTGTCAGATTCCTTCGTCGACAATTTACAAACTTCAATCGCTACGTCTTTTTCACTCTGCAGGCGTCCTATATAGATTCCAAGACCAAGAGCGCTTAATATAGCTATAAATATTTTCATGATGTTTTCCCTCCATCTTTATCATATTCAGGTAATTCTAAAGATTTTTTATGGCCAAATTTCTCGTAATCAATGTCCCAATCTGCCTTAGCTCCACAGCAACTACAATACTTCCAAGATAAAGCCCAACCTTCCTCTTTAGTATCTCCTAACATCATCTCCGGAGGGTTAATTTCGGTCATAATTCTATTTCCACAGCGCCCACAGAAGTTAGCGCCATTCGGCCAATATTCGACGTGTTTGTTATAAACAATTCGATAGCTTTCAGCCCGTTCAAGCATTTGACGCAATTTATTTTCTTCTTTTAGATGATTAGACACTCCCGCCATAGCCTCCGCAAGCGTATCAATCAGTTTAGTTGTCTCTGGATTCATGTTGATCCTCCTTTTATTTGTAACTAGCCCTTGTTACATTTGTAAGGTTAGGGCCTGTTCTAAAAAACACATGATCTTCCGGTATCATAGGTTCAGAATATCGTGCGTACGCCCATGTCCAGTCTCGTACAACTTCTACTGCTTGAGGGCATGGGTCGGCTTTTAAATTTCTAGGAAATACTACAAATTGATTTGGGGCTAGAACTACTTCTTTTATTGTATTTGGGAATCGGTCGTCTTGAATTCGATTCATTACCACCTCAAGAACTTTACTAATTTCTAAATGATTGATTTCTCGACCTGGCGTATGTAGATCATAAGTGAAATCATATTCGCCGTCGCCATAACGACTTTTATCTCCGACTAACAATTGCGTTAACAAGAAAATATCTTCGTCCGTAAAATCATAACGCAACTCAATAGTTATTGGCGGAATATCAATTTCGGATATAGTATCATACGCCTTTACCGCGCTAGGACCAAATATCAAAGCAATAGATAAAATAGTTAAAATACATAACACCTTCTTCATAGTCGCCTCCTATAATTAACAAAAGAGAAGATGCCAAGTTTCCTCAACACCTTCTCTAATCCCTTTATTCCTCATCGGGACCACTTTCAAAATTGTCTTCAGTTTCATCCCCATCGTAATTATAATCGATCTCGTCTTTCTTACTGAGTATCCCGTCGACAATTGCTAAGCCGACGAACGTACCCACCATTATAAGTCCATTTCTGATTATAACGCCTTTGTTCGCTTTTACTACCTCTAACATTTTTTTCATAGCGATCTTCTCCTTTTCAAAATATAATTAGATTTCTATTATAGGGTTTGTTTTATTCGCGAGGATCATCTCACTTTGGCAAATACCATTTCAATTTTTGTCCGCACCTATGACAATATTTGTGAGTATTGCTGAAAATATGATTACAAGTCTTACAGCGTGGACATTTTCCAGTCCATTCGTCCTCAACGATCGATATTTTAAGATCTTCAACAAACAACGATGGTTCGGATTTAGATTCATCGTCATATATTTCGCCTTGACTTTTTATTAGGTGTTTAATATACCAAATTGCTTTTTTAAGATCCTCAACGCCGCCTTTTAGTTTCCAACGCCATAAATACTTAATGGCTGCGCCGGTATCCACAGCTTCGATTCCCTCGAGCCCAATGGTTGCAGACTCTAGCGCGTCAATACATTCAATTTTACCATTTGTATAATGCTTTGGATGATTTACATTATTACTCTTCTCATTCATGAATATCAACCCTTTCTAAAATCCGATGGTGAACGCCCAATATACGAATCTAATAGTTATAGTCAAAACAGCAACTGCCAAACAACTTATGACGATAGCTCCTAACATCCTCTCAATTTCATATATCCAACTATTTTTTGGAGAGTCTTTCGCTATCATGTCGAGAGTGGCGCTTTTTGTCGGTGGAAACTGTTTTACGTACTCGCAAGTTCGAGCATCTTCACACTCTCTGCATGTTTTACACATCCACATTATTTTCGCCCTCCCTTATTGTTGCGGAGATAGAATCATCAAATATGATTTTCCTCGTATTAAATCCACTTTGCTCGGCTATATGCTTCTGAGCCTCAGAAATATTTATATCCGCATTAGTAGCAAATTCCATAAGATATTCGAAAGGTTCCATATGCCCATCAATTTGCTCGATGTATCCTACGTCACCAAGAGCTTTAAAATTTTTAGCGTGTCGAATATCTGTTGTATGGAAGCATAGATCGTATGAGCATCCTGTCGCGCAGGCTTTTTTATCACATATATACAACACCTCGAGTTTTTTGTCTTTATCTGATTCCTCTCGACGATTGGATGTGACATGGAAAGTGGTAGATCCGTTAATTCCAATAGATGTTGATTCCATAATATTTTCCTCCTTATAATATTTTAGTAATTATTAACCTCCGCCTTTTAGTGTAATAATTTTCGGAAGCCGCCATTTTCTCCGGATATATTTTGTGGAGTTTCTCCATTCGGTATATTTTTCAAATGCCTTTAGAGAATCTGTCTTCCACATTAATACGCTCCTCCTTGCGATTGACTTAACCTAGAAGCTCCTTCGCCTTCGGATCCTCCTCCAAACGATAGAACATTAACATGCTTTTTAATTGACGAATGATAACATACCAGATCGACCTTAAAGATACTTTTTAAATCATCCGGTATTAAAGCGCCTAGCTCTTTCTCAATAGTTTTAGCAGCTCCTTTGTGTCCACAAACTTGATTATGATGGCAATCGCTACAAGTATCAAATTTGATTATCATCGTGTTTTTCCTCCTTTCTATGTTTTCTTTTATATTGTTGATAGCTTTCGTACGTACACGGATGCATCCCTTTATTTCGGCGCTTTCTTATCTGATAATCGACGTAGTAAATACCACACCAGAGCACTCCTGTTATTATGGCGCCAGTAAGCATCCCAAACACAAATATAACTATTGGTTCTATGACCATATTTTTTTCCTCCATTTCTCTTTCGTTATTTCATGATAATTCGCAGCATCCTGCTCAGTTTTACCAACTGGAATTAATTTACCATATGCTGTTTCGGCTACGAACATAGGTCCTAATCGAGTAGTATTTACTTCTCCAATTATAGCTATAACATCTCCGGTTGTATGTTCGTAGAATTTTCCAATTTCGAAGCATATATAACTGATTGGGTTGGTTGAAAAAACACGCATAGTATTTCCTCCTTATTTGAAT